AGATATATATGCAATTAATTTTTGATTAAGTCAAGAAGATAATATTATACTATTAGCAACAATATTTACTTAGCAACCGCCACCATATTAATTATTTTCACCCCCTCCACCTCGCCGGCGCTTTTCTGCCAATCAGTCCGCGAGTATCAAGATGAATAAATGATTGTTTGCCCCTTAAGTACAACCCCAACCCAAAAACATTTTTCTTAATCATAAGTATTCTTGAAGTTTCTCCCATTCCATTCTTATCATAATCATCAAGAATTTTATAGATCGTTCTTATATCTCTTATTTTAAGTAAGGCTGATTCCCTTCTGATTGTAAAATCCACAGCATTAAAATCTAAATGCAGGGAATCTTTTGCTCCTCCGATTGCTCTATTGTAATCAGGATCCCTGTAAGTTGAGTTTATGTAGATCGGTTCTCGTATTTTTTCTCGCAGATAATCCAACACAAGCATAGTTGGAATTATATTTGGATAAAGATGGTCAGGAATTACTTTTCCGTTCTCAATTTCTTTCTGCGTGAAATAATTAAACTTTCCTTCTAAAAGGCTTGTGCTGAGCGCAGTCGAAGCATTGTTCATAACTTCCCTCGTTTTATTCTTAATACAATAAGTAAAGAAATGATCACACCAATTCCGCCATAAAGTATTAACTGCTCCCACCATGTTAATGCACTAACAAGGGCGGGAACTATATTCTGATTTTGCGGGATGAAGACTGTATCAATTATAGCGATAGTATCTTTTTTTGAAATTTTTAATTCAGCAATCTTTTTTTTGTAAAACACTTTCATCCAGCCGATAACATTATTAAGACTGTCAACAACTTCACCGCTCCACAGAGTATCCTGATTTATAACTGTATCCTGTAATAAAATTGTGTCGTGTACAGCTATTTCGTAAGGAACCTTAATTTCTCTTTCTATTAATTGCGGAGAGCCGCTGCATCCGATCAGCAGCAGTATCAGAACCGCAATAAAATGATTAAAGCCTACCATGGCTCCCAATCGCTTATATTTAAAGATGCTCATCTTTTTTCTAAATTTTAATTCTTGCACATAAAAAGAATTTCATTGTGCTTTCAGAATGACATCAAATAATTTGCGTTAAAAGAATAAGCGAACGAAACGTTTAACAGCGAATGCTGTTTGAGCGCAGCGAGTTCATTCGCTGTAGTGCAGTGAGTGTAATTCTTAGCAAATTATTTGCAGTCTTGATTCTTTGTTACTTTCTGATCAAGCAGAAAGTAAGTATTTAATTTTCTTAAAGTGCTTCCTTCTAGCACCCGTCTGATCTATAAACAAGGTTAATTAAGTTAAACATCAGTCTTTGGTTTACCGTTGCTGTCTTTTCCAGTCAGCCACGCAACCACAGCACCGATTACTGTTATGATTAGCGTGTACCAGTTAATAGAACCGTCACCAATAGTTCCGATGTAAACCTGAACAGCTGCAGTAACAGCCATAACAAGAGATAAGATATTGCTGATGATATCTTTTAGAGTTCCCTGAAACATTTTTTATCCTTTCAGTTTAGTTTATGATTTTCGAGATCCTTTTTTATCCCGACTAATATCTGCTTGATTTCTGAATGATGATCTTCCGCTATTTCTTTATTGTTTGTTATCAGCTGCTTCTGCTCTGCAAAACGGTCCAGATAATTGAAACGCATTTTGTTCACTTCCCTTTCAATCTCCATCACCTTTGTTTTGTACTCGTAATCAATTTTTTTTATCTCTTCCATTATCATCACTCTGGATGCCTTGTCAAAGAATTTGCTGATGAAAGAAAATATTAAAGTTGCAATTCCGGAACTCGCCAGCAGGTAAACAATCAAATCTCTCTGCGTTATAAATTGAAGATGCTCTTCCATTCGCTTACCTTTTTCTTCTCCCGTCTTTCGTCTCTCGTTTCTCGTCTTGCGTTCCTAGAATAAAGTCATCTGATTCCAGATTGTACCGCTTCATTAAATATTTATCAGTGAACTGTATTCCCATCTTGTTTAAGCGTTCATCTCTTTCGGCAGTCTCGACAATTATCGCTTCTTTTTTCTTTAGGTAAAAAGTGGGACCTGTCCAGTCGCCGTAATTCAGATAATGCCAGTAGGATAACAGCTGATTCATTCCATCCTCGACTATCTTCTTGTCAGTCAGTCCAATGTATTCAAGCATAGTCTGATGAACCTGTCCCAGTTTATAGCTTCCTGTCTGTCCGCTGTCTATAGTCAGCGTTACGCTTAAAACTGCTTTTGATATTTCTGAATTATGAAACTTTACCAGGAATTCATAAATCTGTCCTATGTCATACTTCGGTGATTCAAGCAGTTTTATTTTGTCAATAAAAGTTTCATTTATTACAGTTACATTATTCTCGATCATCTGCTCTAACTGCTCGAGCAGTTCATCCTGCTCTGCGGGAGTCGCTGCAGCGGGATAATAACCGATCAAAAAAGGCATTCCATATCTCTCAACACTTGTCTGCCAGTATTCTAATGCAGAACGCTTGAATGTTACAGGCCAGTAGCATCTTGTAAGTATCTTTTCTCCGTATGGATTATCGTATGTAGGCTGATTTCTGTTAATGATGAATTTAAACTGCGGGAGTCTCTCGCCTTCTTCAAATGAGTATGCTCCGTTTACATTTTTTCTAAGCATCAATTCATTTTTTTGATTGTAAAGAAACCACTCCTGCGGTTTTTCCTGAACATCAACAGGGATTATTTTTCCGTTTTGTATTTCCCAATAGATCTCCTGTGCTGAAAAACCATATAATAAGCAGTCAAGCATTTCATTGATCATTTTTTTAACCGGGAGCAGCTTAAAAAATTCTTTCGCTTCTTCCCTTCTGTCGTGATTAGGATCGTGATCAATCTCAAAATCCATCTGCTGAACCTGCTGTTTCCTTTGCTGTATTGCCGCCATTAAATGCGGATCAGTAAGCAGATTTCTGTAGATATTATAATCGTAGTTGTTGTCCGCCAGTATCTGGTCGGGATCAGGCAGTATGTCAATTAAATTTCTTATCTGCTCCAGTTTTTCTCTGGTAGCAAATTCATTGAATATTTTAAGTTTCGTCTTTTTATTTCTCATTATCTGAAACCTCTATATCGGGTAATGTTTGTTCTTGCCAGAGTTTTTAATTGCGGTATTCCTTCTGAAATTTTTGATTTCGCTTCATTTAAAAACTTCGCCATTATATCTATCTGATCATCAAACTCTACATTCGGATATTCTTCGCATTCTTCCATAAAATTTTTTAACCAATGTTTATTTTCAACTAAATACACTTTACCCATTTCAATTAAAGGAGTTATGGCATTTATATATTCCAATTTTTCTTTATCAGCAGTGATTGCTTTAATAGGAATTCTGGTTTCTCTCTGCATCTCCTGGATTAAAGAAATACCGCTTGCTTTATCCTCAATCCACACCTCATTCGGTCTGTACTTTTCATACTGTTCAACAGCGGCTCTTTTCAATTTCGGAAATTCCATCCTGTCCCGGAGCACATTGATCAGTATGTACTTATTTGTAGTTATTATCCAGGTCTCACAGACGGAAAAATCATTTTCCTGTTTCTGCTTAAAAGCTGTATCCCATATCTGAACCTTTTTAATTATTCTTTCTTTATAGATCTCATTTTCATTTATGAACTTCCACCATTCGTTTTTAATTATTCCGCTTTCAGCTTTATCAATAAACTTTCCGTGTATCTCCTGTTCTCTTAAGTGAGGAGGTATCTCAGATTCAACTTCTTTTATTAATTCCATATCAAGAAGCGGATTATCGTAAGTTGAAAAGTTGAATGTTTTATACCGCTTATTCTCCTTCTCTTTTAATGACAGCTCATAGAACAAGTGTGTTTCATTGTTTTTTACTTTCTTCCCTTTCGGTGTTCCTCCGATTATTACATCAGCATCATAATCAATAGTCATAGGTAAAATTGATTCTTGCCACAAATTCCTATTCTTAAGCACAATCCCTGCTTCATTTATTACTATATGCCTGTAACCATAACCTTCTATATTCTCAGGTCTGTCGGCACTTCTGAAATCACAAAATGTTTTTAACATTGTAATTCTTGCATCTGTTTTGTTGTATTCATAAAGCCACTTTTCAAATTTTTTTACTTTTTTAATTTCAGGGAGAATATAAATTTCGATATATCTTTTTATGTTTCCGTATATTGTATCCACCCATAGGATTGGTCCGTCACCTTGGATTAATTTTTCAACAATGTATTTTGACATTCCCCTTGTAAGTCCAAATCTTCTTCCTTTAGCAATAACCTTAATTTTACCAGGGCTTTCAAAAATTTCTTTCTGTACTTTGTGGTAATCAGGAGCATACTCAATCTCTAGTTCCATCAATCAATTTTGTTTTTGATTCAACTATCTGCCCGTCTCTAATAATATTTACTGTCAGATTAAGCCCGCTCTCATCTTTACCAATCCTTTTAAGCAATGTTTTCAATGCTTCAATCTTGTTATGCAGTCTGATTTTTCTTGTTATTACCCCGTCGCTTTCAGTTTCATAAATCTCAGCAATAGCACACTTCTGTGCATCGCTTAACTCTTTTAATAATTTTAGATTTATATGCCCGCCCATCTTTTCAAGTATATCAGCAATGTTTGAAAATCCGATTTTACACAATTCCTGGTCTATTCTTGCTGATGAATAGTCAAGCGACTGCTCTTTCTGTTTTAGTAAATTGTCTATGAATGCTTTTATCTGAGGCTTCGGATTTTCCTTACTATTACTTACCCATTGATATGCTTTGGACTTAGCTACAGTTACAGAATAACCGACTTTTATCGCTGCATTTTCAGGATTAAGCTTCTCGTCGGCTATGTATTCGTAGCAGAATAAACGGTCTTTTGAGGTTAGTCTCTTCATAAATTAACACTTCTTAACATTTATATGTAAAAATATAATAATATTTATAAATAATTGTTGACATTATTTTATTTTTTCTCCATTTTTTTCACAGTCAATTATCAACAATTATTTGGAGCCTCAGACAATGAAAGAATTTGAAATCTTCAGAACAGGCAGCTGGACTTCTGACAAAGGCATTTCTAAACAGTACACAGAAGCAGACCTGGATAAAATCATTGAGAACTATAACTCAGGAGATCCCGCACCTATCGTAATCGGACATCCGCAGACTAACGCTCCTGCTTTCGGCTGGATAGAAAAAATAAAAAGAGTAGCTGACCGCTTAATAGCAGTTCCAAAACAATTGAATGATCAGTTTGTTGATTTAGTAAAGAATGGTGCGTTCAAGAAAAGAAGCATTTCAATTACACCCGATCTTAAACTTGTTCACGTAGGCTTTCTCGGTGCTGCAGCTCCGGCTGTGGAAGGATTAAAGGAAATTCAGTTTAATGCAGAGGATGATTTGCTCAGTTTCTCAGATGAATATATACCGGATGATGAAGATGATGAAATTGATGAGCAAAAGAATACATCATTGAAAATAAAACTTGATCCCGCTCCTGATCTTAAAAATTTTCAGGCTTCAATCGAATCATTAAACACAATTGTATCTGAATTAAAAAACAATTTCTCGAGGCTCTCCGATGATGAATTATCAAAAATTCATTCAAGAATAAGTGAGTTGAACTTTGCAATGCAGGTCAATGATTTTGAGCTTCGCTTAAATGAAAAGCTCGCCTATGGCTCTCTCACTCCTGCAATGAAAATTAAGATAATGGATATAGTCTCTTTTCTCCAGAAACAAAATTTCTCAAACTCCGATTTTTCTTTTGAGCAATACATAGCACAGATAAAAAATCTTTTGCTTGAGTTTACTGAATCAATTCCTAAAATAATCTATTACGAGAACTTTGCAGATAAACCGTCAGAGGTCAAAATATCAGCAGATGAATTTGAGGATTATAATCTTGATGATGATTCTTTACAGATTCATAAAAAAGCACTTCAGTATATGAAGTTAAACGAAGGCGTTTCTTACGTTGAAGCAATTAATCAAATAGCTATTTCTTAAAATTTAATTTTTTATAGGAGCATAATTATGGGTACTCTCGCAAACAAAAGAATCGTTGATCCGGTTTTAACAAACCTTGCTCGCGGTTATCACAATGCAATTATGATTGCAACTCAGTTATTCCCTGTAGTAACAGTCCCGAAAGAAGGAGGTAAAATCCCTCACTTCACAAAAGAGTCTTTCAAAATCTACAACACAGAAAGAGCAATCAGAGCAAATTCAAACAGAATTAGTCCAGAGGACAGAACTACAATAGATTTTGTATTAACTGAGCACGATCTTGAATATCCTATCGATTACAGAGAAGAAAATGAAGATGCGCTTCCTGCAAAGATGAATGCCACCAGAGTCTGTGTTGACGGCATAGCATTAAGGCTGGAGAAAATGGCTGCTGATTTAGCTCAGAATCTTTCTAGTTTCCCGACAGGCAGTAAAGTTACTCTTGCTGCAGGTGATCAGTTTACAAATACATCTTCCAATCCTTTTTTAATATTCTCAACAGCAGTAGAAGCTGTAAGAGCAAAGATCGGCATCCGTCCTAATGTCGCGGTATTCGGTGCATCTGCTTATGCAGCTCTTAAAGAACATCCTGCAGTATTGGACCGCATTAAATATTCTCAAAAAGGAATTGTAACACCGGAACTATTAAGATCATTACTTGACTTTGAAAAATTGTATGTCGGTGATGCAGTCTATGCTTCAGACAGCGGAGTCTTCTCGGATGTATGGACAGACAACGTAATCATAGCTTACGTTCCAAATCAGCAGTCAAACATTCCAAGATCATATTACGAACCGTCATTTGGTTATACACTCAGAAAAAAATCTATGCCGTTCGTGGATACATACACAGAAAACGGAAAAGTTTTATTGGTCAGGAACACAGATCTTTTTGTTTCTAAAATTGTCGGCTCTGATGCAGGTTATTTAATCAACGATACAAACGCTTAACCACACAAAAAAAACTAATTGATAAAATGAATTTGAATTTGCATCAAATAAATTCTAATTGTTTTCGCTCATCAAAAGAACTGCGTAAAAAATTTCTTCAAAGTGGAGCGTTAAAAAAGAAATGCTGTTTGAGCGAGTCATCGAGCGAGTTTATTTCTTTTAGCGAAACGGCGAAGAAATTTAGCAGTTATTTTGGAGAGCATGCTTCTTTTGCAACTTTTCTTACGCTAAGAAAAGTTGGTGCTTGTTTATTTACAGTATTGATTCTTTGTGGCTTTTAAGAAAGTAAGTATAAAAGATTTATAAGGATAATAAATGAAAATATTACATAACACAGATGCCTTTATTAAAGGCAAACTTTATAAAGAAGGCTCCCCCATCCCAAAAGAATATGAAAAAGAATTTGAGCAGTATTTAGTAGAAACAGAAATCAAATACCCTGATGTTGATGAGACAATAAAAAGTGTAGATACTAAACCTGCTCAGGTTCAAAACAAAGATTCTGATAATCAAATTAAAAAAATCAAAAGGAGTAAATAATTATGAAAACTGAACAGCCTATTTTAATAACTTCTGTTGTCGCAGCTGCGGATCTATCTGATTCAAAAAATTTACTCATTGGTTTTAACGGCAATATTTGCGGCAGTGGTGCCAAACCCTTAGGCGCATTAACAGCAGGCTCCCCTCTGGGTGAAGAATCTGCAGTAATTGCACGAGGTATAGCTCTGGTTTATTCAGGCGCAGCAGTTTCTGCAGGAGCTAAACTGCAATCAAATGCTTCCGGCAAAGTAGTAAATTTTCTTTCAGGTGAAGTAGCCGGGTATGCTGTTGATGCTGCTTCCGGTGCCGATGAACTGATTAGAGTGCTGTTATCATAATTTTTGAGGTAAATTTTCGCTCATCAAAAGAACTGCGTGAAAAATTTCTTCAAAGTGTAGCGTTAAAAAAGAAATGCTGTTTGAGCGAGTCATCGAGCGAGTTCATTTCTTTTAGCGAAACGGCGAAGAAATTTAGCAGTTATTTTGGAGAGCATGCTTCTTTTCGTTCTTTTCTTACGCTAAGAAAAGAACAGTTAAATTTATTTGCAAGCCTTGATCCGCTGTGGCGGATTTGAGGATCTTGTCCCGAACTTGATTCGGGATTTCTATAAAGTCGAAGATCCCGATCTATCGGGGAGAAAAGTATGCATAGAAAGGAAAAAAATGAAAACCGAACAACCTATTTTAGTTACAACTATTACCGCTAAAGATAAATTTGGGAAAGGCATACTTGTTTTTGCTAACGGTTATTTGGCGACTGAAGGCAGTAAACCACTTGGCGTTTCTCAAACTTCTGCTGAAGCAAATGATTTGATCCCCTTAACTGTGCAGGGTATTGCCCTAGTTCAAATTGCTTTTCCTGTTGCAGTCGGTGAGAAATTACAGACAATGGATGATGGATATGCAGCTCCTTATTCCGGCGGTGAAATCGTTGGCTATTCCCTGGATGCAGCGTCAAATACCGGTGATTTGGTACGAGTACTGCTTGTATAAATTTATTTCATCATTGCTCCGGTACTATTCGAAGGTGCCGGATTTTTTTTATTCTAAAGGGATTTTATAATGATTAAAATGAAACTCTTCTTAACATTGTTAATTCTTAATTGTACACTGTTAATTGGCGAAGCCACCGCCCAATGGTGGGTCCAGGGCGGTAATCTGCTTTGGACTTATGGCAATGTAACGATTGAAAAAGATTTAAGTGTAAATGGAACAATAACCAATGATGGTGTCAGACCTTATAAAGTTTATTCTGCAATTTTAACTCAAACAGGCACAGGCCAGGTAGTTCATACTGTCTTGGAAAATACACTCGGAATAACTTTTACAGGTGCACGTCAAGGAGTTGGTTTGAACCCTCAAATACCATCTGCACAGCTTCTGGCTATCAATAAGTCCTTGGTTTTTATTACAGGTTATGATGCTATTTTTTATACCAGATTATTTGAAACAATGGGACCAGGCACAGATGTTTGGTTAGATATCATTACAAAAACTGATACAGGTGCAGCAAAGGATAATTGGCAAGCTTATTTAGAGATCCGCGTATATCCATAATTTATTTTATTATGATTTACTTTGCTTTTTTATTCAACACTTTTCTCTTTACCTGGTATTCCGCAAAGTTATTGCGCGATGTTTCAGGTATTGATCAGTATTGGCACATTCCGCAGATGATTATGCTTTATGGATTTTTTTTAATGCCGCTTATAGTAGCAAAAAATAAAATTCAATATTTAATTCGTTTGATTTGTTTCTCGCTTACGTTCCCTTTTCTGTTTAATTCAGGCCTTAATCTTTACAGAGATCTTCCGATCAATCATTTAGGGAAATATGATTTTCTGAATTACACGCAAACCGTTGGTTTGTTTTTCCTTGGCTTAGTTTTTTGCTTTGTCTATGAAGTTTATTTATTTAGAATAATTAACAGGTCTGATTTATGAAAAATTTTATTTTAATTCTTATCGCTTCGCTTTTCTTTTTTTCTTCCGGTTGTGATGCACAGCCGAAAAGCAATTATGAAATCTATTCTGACAATGTTTCCACAGCTGCAAAATATCATTTCTTTCTGGAAAAGAAATCAGAAGCTCCCTATCGATTAACGCAAGATATGGATTTCTATTCCGTACTAGATCTTAAAATAGGTGAATCAACTTCACCAGCTTTTACAGTTCTGTTAAACAATGATGCATCAGAATATACTGTCGGCGTAGTTGCAGAAAATATCGCGGGTTATTATTCAGGAATGGGAATTGCAACAGGAATAGTAGGATCAGTTCCTGCAGCACCAGGCGGAGTTGGATTCAGGAAGAAATAAATGCTTTGGGGAGTTGAAACATTCATAATCGCAGCCTGGCTTACAATCACTCCCCTTGCTCAATTCAGTGATTCCACTTCAGTTGTATTAATTGAGTTCAGTGAATCAATGAACAGTGAAGGATTATTAATTACATCCAACTACAAAATAGGCATCATCGATTCTTCGCAATTTTTTTTAATTCATAAAATTGGGATAGTAAGCGAAATCGATTCAATAACAATTCCGGATACAACATTAATTGCATTAGTTACAGAACGCTTGCCTCATAAAACTGAATTTATTGTTAGCGCAAAGAATCTCAAAGATATATCAGGCAATTACCTGGATTCAACAAAAACAGTCTGGTTTTATTTCAACGGCTTTGCACCGAATAAGTTTGTTACTCCAGCTGTCAGGATTGAATGAGTGAATACAGTTGCCCTTCGCTCATCAAAAGAACGGCTAAAAAGTATTTAGTATGACATCAAAAGAATTGCGTGAAAAATTTTTGTGTAGTGAAGTGTTAAACGACAAAATCTGTTCGAAGCGTAGCAAGTTATTTTGTCGTAACGAAACGGAACAAAAATTTAGCAATTCTTTTGCAGTCTTGATCTTTTGGTACTTTTCTATCAAGAGAAAAGTACAATTAAAAATCTTTTTTTTTAAAAGAGTGCCTTTAATGAAACTTAAAGACTACATAATTCTTTTAATGTTATCTATATCCGCAGCGTTATTCACTCACAACCAGCCGACAGGCTTAAATAAATGCATATCGTAACAATCGTAAATAAAAAATCTGATTCGCCTGGTTTTATGCAGGAAAGAATCACGCGGAGATTAAGAGCCTACTCAGAACTAACCGGCTTAGATATGATTGATGCTGTGGATAAATGTATTGATATTGCGTTTATGTGGCACAGATTAAATGCTGCAGTTAAAGCTCAATTACTTCAATCAAGAGTTTCAAATTTTTTGAAGATTTATAGGGGATGATGAAACAATATTTTTATATCCTCTTGGTTTTGTAAACATTCTATAGATTACTAAAAGATTCATCAATTCGTACCCCTGCAGAGATGAAGAGGAAAAGTGGAGTGCGTATTTATATGTAAAGCAAAATTTAA